AACTCTGACCTCTGGTACAGATCAAGTGCAGCAGCGTTGGCAAGACATAGAATAGGGAAGCTGGCGATTGAGCCCATAAGTTGCCCGTTGTTTTGTAACACAGGCATAACTTCATTGGTCTCCCAGCCCTCGAACCACTCACCATCTTTCTGTTCCCAGGTTTTCACCAGGACAGGAGGGTAGCGGATTTCATGGGAGCCTAAAGCCAGAAGAGCATCATGTTGGAGTCGAGACCAAAAGGGTTCATCGTACTTACAGAAGCCACGGAGGAGCTCTCTCTGTATAGCAGAGGAGACAAGGGAGGACAGATTATCTGTAGCGCTACTATAGTCTGCTGACAGCCACATGGGGTCCCGCATGAGCCTAATGTCCGAGTTACCACTAGTGGAAACAAGGTCAGAAAGGTCAGTTGGACTCTGAGGGCGGCCAATCAGACGGAACAGGGGAATCTTCCGCATAACACTATGTAGATCCTTTTGGTAGGACTTAAGTGAGGCGTAGAGACGGCCTGGGCCGGCAGATACAAGTCTAATCTTCAGTGGCTCCAGGATGGGGGCTACAAGGGCGCAGGGGACACCACCAGCATTGTGATCTAGAGATAGATCATCGGCTAGTGCAAGTCTCCCAAGGACCTCCTTCTCAATGTCAGGGAACCAGTGAGTCGTTCGAACTTCAGAAATGAAGTTAGTGCGAACACGGCCCCCAATGACGGCAGCAGGGTGATGGTCCATACTAACAAGCATGGAGTCATCTTGGCAAGCGAGAGAGAGCTCGAACCGGTCTGACCAGTCCAACCCAAAGAACTCTTTACGGTCCTTAAAAAGGGCCTTACCTTCACCTGGTGTACTGAGCAAAGCAAGATCGGACTCTACACAATTACTTGTGGAGGGGTCGGAGTCCTGGAACGCTGAAAGTTCATCAACAGTCATGCTGTCAGCAGCCCCTTCGGGGATGTTGGGTGTCGGTTTGTAGGGTCTCTTCTTCACTAGGAAGCTGAAGTCACGGGTTGTTCCCGCCGCCTGGGCATTCTCGTTTCTAACAAGCATGGCCCGGGCAACGAGGTCAGTCCTCTGACCCCCAGCACTCCTGCCGGAAAGGAAGGAAGCGTTGGGAGATGGGTTCATAACCCGTCTACCAGACACGACCTTTCGTAGTCCCCTCCTAACATGGGCGAGCAACTGGGAGAAGTTGCTGCCTGGTGCAAGAATCTTTTGTACCAAATCATCAGTACCACAATCTTCTGTGAGCATGCCCAACCTGTGCTTCTCAAATGATTCAACAATCATATTGGGAGACAGGGGCTCACAACCTCTTTTACTTTGCAACCAAGACGTGAAGAAGAAAGTATTCTTCTCGGATCTCTTCGCAAAGCGGGCACACAGCCATCGGTAGTATCTTTTATGGACGAGAAACGTCTTCTCGAAAGGACACTTTGGCTCTTCATTGCCTAAGTAACGGGCAATGGGAAACGTGAGCAGATACTTCGCTCCTCCCACCCACTCTCCTTCATCAGCTGACTGAAGGAGAAACCGACAAATACCCCGAACCAGGAACTTTAAAAGATCCTTCGGACAGCTTACCAATTTATGTACTGCTACCAATCCCTTACATAGGGCTTGGGTAAGCGGTGCCAGGTTTTGCTTTTCAGGGTGTTCGTCACAAAAAGCCATGGATTTCTCCATGGAGGCACATTCGGTCTTAATTAGATCGTTGTCTTCCACCACACTCTGTTTGAGTGTGGGAGTTTCTGGCGCTTTTGCAGTAGAACTGCGCGCGTTGTCAGGTTTTTTCTTTGCTGGGGAACACATTGTTCCTTAGTAACGTTTCAC